AGGAAAAATCATAGATAGGGAAAACAATTCTGCGGTACATTTTACCTCCACCAGCATATCCGCATTTAAACTTGTCTTGGGTCTTTGATGATATGCCCCTCTTTTCATAGAATGTTTTCATTGGTAAGAGTTTACTTAAGTGAGACTCTGGGTATATTTTTTCCATTTCTATTTTTTCTTCTGGTTCTTTTTCTCTGCCACTGCTATTGAATGATGCTTCATTCCCGACCGAGTACTCTTGAAGTATTTTTGGGTCTTCTGTATTTAGTGTCTCTTTAACTAAAGCAATAAAAGGTTTTGCTTGCTCGTCTCCCCCGAAATCTCTCCACACTCCAGAGTCTTTATATATTATAAGAGAGGTGTTGGTTTTTCCATTTCTAAAAATTGCACGGCTCCTCCAGTGACTACCGCAATCTTGAAGTGGATACCCTAGTTTTTCTAAGAAATTTCTGTATTGATTCATAGATCGTCAAACGAGGGGATGACGCTTGGGTCACTTCCAACTAGGTCACCACCAGTGTTTCTGAAGTTTACGATATCTCGCAAGTCTCCACGCTCTGTAATATTAAAGTTTGCAAATTCCAGATTAACAAAATTCTTTCTTAGATTGTCATCGACTTGAACGGGTTCAATTGCACCAGCAATATCCTTACCTAGATGTCGAGATTTAACGTTGATTAATTTATGTGTACCAAACTGTGGGCCTTCTTCTGTAATTTCATCGCTAGTTTTTTGACGAAGAATAAACATGTGCGAGCAAAACTGAGTAATCCGATCAGACAAAGAAACAATAGACTCGTCGTCGACGATGTTTGCGCTCTGACGATTGGTGGTAATGCCACTGCGATTTGACTGCACTGATGTAATCATTGGGATTACGGGATTGCCTTCTTCTAGTATCTCTTTTTGAATACACTTCTTGAACTTATCCACCATCTCTCCGACTAGTTGCCACTCATTCTTGTTTCCTGCGCCAGAGTCGGAAGAGGTCTTAATGTAGTCAAAGGAAAAAACCATCTTATTGCCTCGACCTACCTTGGAGTAATAAAATCTTTTTAAAGTATTAATCATTGAATCAACGTCCATGCCACCAACGTTATAATAATAGAATTGTAGATTTTTAATTTTGTTCCAAACAGATCGAACTCGACGCACTGTGTCGTCTCCAGCTTGTCTCCACTTTCCGCTTTCTAAAAGATATGCAGGAACACCAGAAACCGCAGCGCACTGACGAATGATAAGTTCTTCCTTGCTCATCTCGCCGTTGTCGAAGTGTAGGACAGGTACATCATACTTTGCTGAAACTTTTGTGGCGTAGTCCATGCAATATTGAGTTTTACCGACACCAGAGCGAGCAACAATAACCGTAATGTTTCCTGGGCGCAAAAGAGAACCATACATGTCATTAATTTTTTCATGTGGACCCATCATTCCAAATTCTTCTAATGGGTTATTGCCGCGATCTTCAATGAAATTTTCCATTTCATCATATATATTTTCTGGAACATCTGAGCCAACCTCAAACATATTAATCTTCTCGTTGTAAATCTGATCAGCGGATTCAATAATTTTATGATAAGACGTTTCTGGGGAGATACTTTTCATAGAAGCTGAAATTTTCTTTGCAGTTTCTCCTATTTCTCTACGCACACTATACTTCTTTAACTCCTTAATTGATGACTCAATCTTTTCCTCTGAATGTATTTTGCGCATCGACAGAGATCTGACATAGTCAATTAAGGATATATCTTCTTCAAACTTTATGCCAAGATCTTTAATTCTTTGAACTAGGACAATCTCATCGATTGACTCGTCTTGCTGGCAAGCCCTCTTTAAAACAGCAAAAAGAGTTTTGTGCAATAGTGAGCTTCCGTAAAAATCTGACTCGCTTATCAAGTGAATAAAATTAACAAGAACTTTTGGTTTTTGAATAAATGCGGCTAGTACCTGCTTTTCAATTTCTAGGCTATATATCATATGTATCCGAATAATACATATGTTTAAACAATTGTCAAGGCTTATTCAACTTCTTCGTCTAATTCTCGAAGATTCTCTGAATAATCGTTAATGTAATCTTCTATCGATTTGATTAATCCAGATTCTGTAATTTTAGAATCACAACTTGTGTATATAATTGGAGTACCATTTTCATCAGAATAGGCAATTATAAACCCTTTATAAGCTTCTGCTCCGCCAGTTAACTCATAAAGCTGAGTCAATATCTTCTTGGGAAGTTTAAATTCTTTAAATTTTGGCTTATCCATCTAGAATAATTTACACTTAGCCCAAAAGGTTTGCAAAATATTCTTCAGATAGTTCGTCTTCTGGGTATATCAACAGCAATTCTATGCTATTTATTTCGCAAAAATCTATTTTCTTATCGTCTCTACGCAATTGCCTAACAAAATTAGCTCTAGTTTTGTGAAAATGCTTAACAAACTTTAAATGTTGGGCTCCTTGGACCTCAATTGCTATTTTTTTTGTATGATTGTAGAAATCTAGGGACAATTGAGTTCCGACAACCCTGAATTCCTCATATACAACATCATATTTCCAATACTTATATAGGTATTTTCTTACCTCTGCTTGAAATTTGCTACGACATTTGCCGTTCCACTTAATTTTGTACTTATGCGGGTTTCTGAGTGGCTTCTCTTTGCCGTATAGAGTTATGAACTTCAAATCAATTCTCCAATATTGGATTTAAAATAATTTATTAAAAACTCTGAAAGAGCCTCGTTTTCTTCGACCATCTTAAATAAATTGGCTTCTCCTTGAACTTTCTCTGGTAAATCTTGTACTACTTCAGCCACTAGCTCTTTAAATTCTTCTCCAATAGTAATCCAAGCGCCTTTCTTAGTGACGAACTCCCACATATACAATAAGTCGACAAGCTCTTTCTCTACCCAAATAGACTTCCCTCCAGTTCTACCGTATCTAATAGGGTAGGGGATAGTATTATTTGTTTTCTCATTTGGAGACTTTTTGATAGTGGCCTTTGCCCAGTGACCAATAATGGGGTTTGTCTTGGGATCTGGCTGCTTCTTTGTTGAGTCTTGCAAAATCATATCAGACTTAAAACGAGGTTCAAACTCGATGATATAGTTAGCAAAGTGCAAAAGTGCGTTACCGCCCGTTGCTGACGTCTGACGTATCGGAGCCTTGGAGTAGGGGTCTAACTTGATGTCTGCCCTCACCTGGCTGATGAAAATGGCCATATGGCCCCTTTTTGCAAGAGAGATGGACATTCTCTTCATAAAGTTGGCTGCGATGACTGCACCACCAGCTACTTTGTTGGAATCATAAAAGGACTTATCTATGTCTTGTTGTGATATTAGTCCATCTACGGAGTCTAATATAAAGCAGTAGCGGTGCTTATCTTCATTTTGATCTACTAAAGTCTTAATGGCGTCAACCACAACCTCATAAATGTTACTTTCAAAAACAAAGCAGGTACCAGCAACCCAGTCTTTGGCGTCATACACAAACTTGACGCCAGAGCGAGCTACCATTTCATTTGAGAGGCGACCTTCTGCTTTAATGTAGAAGCCCTTACCTTGTTTCTGCGTATTTAGCATATTCTTCATAACCTCAAGAGCTGCTGAAGTTTTGCCTCCCTCGTTCATACCCACAAATCTGTGCAGCCCTGGCCCGAAACCACCGTTGAGGTTTAAGTCTAGTTGGAGGGATCCGCTTGATGCCTTGTAATCAATCGATTCCTCGAAGTTATAATGCTGTCCTTTTTTGTCTTTAAGGAACTTTTCTAATAGTTCTGAATCTTTATCGCTCATTTTAATAAATCTTTTGTATTTTTTGGTTTATTATCACTGGGTACGTAATCTTTTCCAGTCTTTTCTCCTAAAATAATAGTGTCATATTTAGATAGGTCAACTTTAAAGTTGAAATTCCTCCACTTTCTATCCATCGTGTCCTTAAGGGCTTTAGATACTATATATGCAAGGCTATCATATTTCTTAGGGAAAGTCACAATTTCTAAGAAATCTAAAGAATACCTAGCCTCTAAATCTTTTAAAAGCTTCATTTCTCTAGCCCAAAAGAATCTTTTCTGGGCGGTTGGGACATCGACGAGTTTGCCGATGACGGCTTGCCGTCTTTTATGTGGCGTTAATTTCTTCAATGTCATTGTCAACCATCCTACGCACTAATGTAGAAAAGTCAACGCTTTTTTCCCAATGTAAATCTTTTTGTGCTTCAGATGGGTCGCCAAGTAAAAGTTCGACTTCAGCTGGGCGATAAAAATCTTTATTAATCTTCAATAAGATAGACCCAGTTTCAGTATGAATTAATTTCGTGTTAATGGGGTTATCTTCTTCGTGCCAATGAGTTTGTATTTCTGCGGCTTCGAATGCTTTCTCTACAAATTCTCTTACTGTATGAGTTTCTCCAGAAGCTAGCAAATAATCCTTTGGTTTATCTTCATTAAGCATTAACCAGACAGCTCTAACGAAATCATATGCGTGACTCCAATCTCTCTTAGCTTCGATGTTTCCTAAATCAAATGCTTCTGGAGTTTTTCCTTCATCTAGCTCTTTTTTAATTCTAGCTACATTCATAGAGATTTTTCTGGTTACAAACTCTTCCCCACGGCGCTCTGATTCGTGATTAAAAAGATAACCTTGAATAGCAAACAGTTTATAAGAGTCTCTCCAAACTTTAACGATTTGTCTAGCAGCAACCTTTGACGCTCCGTATGGGCTTCTGGGCCTCGGTGGATGATTAAGGTCTTGTGGGCTATACATAACATCGCCAAACTCTTCAGAAGAGCCAGCGTTGTAATACTTACAATGTGGGCAGATCTTACGGATGGCTTCTAGTTGTCGCATCACACCTAAAGCATTTACGTCGAAGTGATTGGCTGGCATATGCCAACTGTTACCAACAAAAGAGTTTGCGGCAAAATTTATAAAGTAATCTGGTTTGATTTCTTGAATTGTGCTGAACATGCTATGTTCATCAGTAAGATCCATTTCAATAAGTTTGAATTTTGGATTTAGCTTAGCTTTTTCTATATTTTTGTGATTGGGGACGCTCAGTCTTCTGATTGCGCCATAAACCTCTAGGTCTGTGAATTTAAGAAGGAAGTCTGCCATGTATGAGCCGACTTGACCTGTTACTCCTGTTATTATTACTTTTTCCATTTTTAATTTACAAAATCTAACTGTGTTACTAATTCTTTGTTTTCTATTGGATTTCCCCAACTCTGTGCCCCCCTGTTGTCAAGGAACCTGACAAAAAAATCATCTGTAATATCAACTACCTCGCCAATGTGAAAAAATAAATTAGTCTGAAATACTTGACCGTCATCATATCCATTAGTTGCGTAGGGAAACTCG